GAGGCTGATGACGAGGATGATCAGCGCGATAATGAAGAGGACGCTGAAGAGCAGGTCTTCTGCTAGTTGTTTCTCAGGAGGCATCAGCGGAACTTTCGGGCAATGTGAGCGCTGAGGCGAATCACACCACGAGCGATTGAGTAGCGGTTGACGGGCTCAGCAGCTCGCTCGGCGAGATCAACGCCTTTGAGCGCCGCAACCTCAACATCAGTGATTGATGGTCTAGGCTTCTCAAGTGTAACGGGTTTGAGGTTGTACTCTGTTGGGTATAGATCTGACTGACACATGATTAATCCTCCTCTACCTTAATGGTGAGCGTCTCCCACTTGAGTGGGTGTGTATAGTTGGCCTCTTGATAATAGGCGGTGAGTAGCTCAATAAACTCAGGTTCATTGTCCTCGAGCGCGATGAGCTGAGTGGTGGTGAGTGTCGATGTTCTAAACGTCGACTGATCAAAGACTGTGAACATCTCATGAGGTCCAAGCTCACGACTGTCATAATCTAAAGAGAGTTGAGGTCTGAAGTCAGCAGGTTCAAATGGCGCAGGTAGTTCAAGACTCTCACACATCTGGTTAGCCACTGATGATAGCTCATGCGCTGAGCTCTCAGAGGCGCTTGTATTACCTGACATAATACGACTGAGATGAGTGGTTGAGATGCCAGCGCTCTTGGCCAGTCTCGCTGATGTGATCGCTCTGATAAGAGCTCGTTTATGTTGATCCATGTTTGATCCTTTCTAAGTTGTGATAAGAGTATTGACATAGGTCTGATCTTATGTCAAGTGTATTCTGTAAACTTTATTTAACCATGAAGAGGAGATCACCATGAAGCAACATGAAGCGCTCGGTCTAGCGATAGAATCCGAGCTGAAGACTAATACTAAGATGGTGCTGATCACTATTATATATAAGAGCGACTTCAGCACATGGGCAGCTAAGCCAATGAGTGTGAGCTATCTCAGGTCAGCTCTCAACGGTACACTCTCAACACCATCTATTGAGAGAGCTTACAGGGAACTGAGGAAGCTGGGCATCATTGAGAGGATTGACACCGGACGAGCTGACAAGGTGAAGTCAACAAGGATCAACATCACACAACTCAGAGGCTTGAAGCGAACCCATCAGACAGAGGGAATCCATCAGACAGAGGGAATCCATCAGACAGAGGGAATCCATCAGACAGAGGGAATCCATCAGACAGAGGGAATCCATCAGACAGATGGGCTGAACCCATCACACAGAGGGGTTGAACCCATCACACAGATGGACAATAACAATCTGTATAATAATCAGAGTAATAATCTGTATTCCCAAGTTGAAGCTGACCAAGAGCCTAGTCAGGAGGCAACCCATCAGACAGATGGGATGAACTCTGAGCCAAATGAATGGGGATATCGTGATAGAGTCAAAGCCGCTCAAGAGAGTGGCGATTGGTCTGTCTTCTGGGGTACATCATCAAGCAATGATGAGCCTGAGCCACAACCACAGCCACAGCCACAGCCACAGCCAATGAGATATGAAGAGCGCGCTCGTCGCGCTAAAGAACTGATGCAAAGGACATATAAATGAATAAGCTCATGAACAAGCTTGACCTCTCACCCTTCCTCTCAGCAGTACCAGAGCTCAAAGCCGCCGCGCGCGCTCGAGGAGCTGCAGAGCCAAGACCTCAGGCTGACTTCTCCCACCTGAGACCTGACAACTTAGAGGCTCATGATTGGATCGATCTTAAAGCGGGATATCTGCGACCACAGTCTGTTCCTCATTGCGGTCGATGTCAGAACGGGTGGCACTATGAGTGGGTAGATGACAGAGAACGAACAGCTCAGCGCGCTATCATGTGCAAGCGTTGCGAGCGTCCTAGACGTTGGCTTCATCGACTCGATAAGATGCGCCTACCATCAGACGCGATCAACATGAGCTTCTCTCAATATGAGGCCGACTCATCAGCTCAACAAGACGCTATCGATTCAATGCTCGAGTATCTGCGAGGAGGTTGCCAAGGATCACCTCAAGGCATCTACCTTTATGGTCAGCCCGGTAACGGCAAGACCTCTCTGCTTTACTGCTTCGCTCGTGAGGCCGCTTACTTGAACCTCAAGGTTCGCTATGTCTCTCATATCGAGATCATGAATAAGATTAAGGCGAGTTGGAAGGATAAGACCTCAAGAGATCCCCTCAAGGATTGGCTCGCTGATATTGACCTTCTGCTCATCGATGAGTTTGCCGGTGTCGGTGGATCAGCGAACAAGTCTCCATGGTGGTTGAGTCAAACCGTCGAGCTTATCCAAGAGATCTATCAACAGTGGGGAGCTGGTGAGCTCGCAGTCATCATGACCAGCAACGTCTATCCAAAACAGCTCCTCAATATCTTCAGTGATAACCCTGCGGTCAAGTCTCGCCTCGGCGCTATGTTTAATCGACCCATCGAGATGGTGGGCAGAGATCGCAGACTAGACCGCGTTGACATGAGCGCTTGGGGGGTATGATGGATGCATATGATGAGTTTCAGCGCGAGTATTATAAAGAGTATCGCAGACGTAAACGCGATGAGGAGACGCCTGAGCAGAAGGCCGAGAGGCTGAGAAAGCAACGAGAGCGCTATCATCGGCGCATCGCCAACGAGACACCAGAGGAGAAGGCCGAGCGCAAGGAGCGCGCGCGCATTGCTCAACGTAAGAAGAGAGCAAAAAAAAAGCCCTAGCAGACAACCTGCCAGGGCCCAACATATCTCGGTGTCTGTGTTCAAGCAAGCGAGCGATCAACTGCAAAGAGTTGATGAGATATGTTAATGTGTACATTGTACACTTTGGCGTTGACAGGTCAAGGTAAATCTGACAGCCTCAACAGGCCCCAATGGTTCTCTGCGTCTTACCTGCGGGGCAGTCTCAAAGGAGAGCCATGACCCATAAGACCATGATAGTAAGCGTGAGATTCACATCATCTGAAGTGGATCAGCTCGGCAAGATCGCTCGGCGTCTAGGTTGGTCCCGCTCTAAACTCATTAGAGTGATCACTCAGAGATTCATGATCGAGAATCGAGATAAAGACAAGGCCACAGTATTGATTGGACAGATGAATGATTAACAAGGTCACCCTCATAGGCAACCTCGGACAAGATGCCGAGCTTCGGACAACTCAAAGCGGTCAACCCTATGCTTACTTCAGAGTCGCAACCAACGAGAGCTATAAAGATTCTCAGGGTAACTGGCAGAAGGCCACCGAGTGGCATAGCGTTAAAGTGTGGGGCGCTGGATCTAATCGAGCAGCGTCTATGCTCAAGAAAGGCGCTCGCGTCTATGTCGAGGGTCAGCTCAAGAGCTTCAAGTCAAAAGACGATAACACCTTGTGGGAGGTGAGAGCCACTACATGGAGAGCGCTCGACCGAGAGCCTGACCAGCTCCTACCACCTGAACCACCTTACAACCAACAACCCTTTAGCCCCTCACCATGGGGCAACGGCTTTCATAATAAGTGATATATAATGAGAGACATGAGAGAGCCAACACGCGCGCGAGACATTGAAGGTGAGCGAGTCTTAAGAGAGCTTGACAGGCTCCTTGTCGAGCGTCTAGCGGAGCACCTCGACTTGACTGACCCTGATGACTTAGAGGTGTATAATAAAACCTTAGCCTTAAGAGATCACATCAAGGAGACGTTAAGAGATGCCGAGAAAGCGAAAGACACCCAAGCAGAGAGAGACCCTACTAGACAACCTTAGGACAGGCATGAGCATAGAAGCGGCCTGTTCTCAGTCTGGCATCTCATCAGCCACCTACTATCGATGGCTGAAAGAGAGCGGTGATGATGGAGAGTGGACCGCAGAGGTCAACGCGGCGCTCGACTTCTCTGAGGCCGTCCTATTGGAGACCGTCAAGATGCAAGGTGAGGCCAAGCTAGATTGGCGAGCAGCTGCTTGGATTCTAGAAAGGCGCTTCCCTCATCGATGGGGCCAGCGCCGAGAAGTTGAACTCAATGTCAACGAGTCGACCAACAAGGGCGATGAAATGGTCATGGAGATGATCAGGCAAATATCAAAGCCATATGAGGAGAGCACAGATGAAGAAGGTTAGAGTCAAGTTAAAGAGAGCATGGACAGCTTATCCCTCTCACGCTCAGGTCACCTATCAGGTGCAAGGTGAGTGTGAGGTGATCGCTCATGAAGATGGGGGGGATGGTTGGGACATTATCAGATATGACATATGTGATATTGAAGAGGGCGCTGAAGTAATCGTCACTGAGATCTTTCGCGACAAGACGCGATGTGTGACGCGATGGGAGGTCACTCAGTATGGCCTGAGCGCTCGTGACTAGTCTGACCCTGAACGAGCTTCAACATGGGATCATCTCTCGTATCGCCAAGAGAGAGAGGGTGATCGCTGCTCGTTGTGGATGGGGAAGCGGGAAGACCTCGGCGCTTGTCTTCAGTCTGCTCTTCGTGAGTCGGTTCAGACCTGGCACGTCTTCATTGCTCGTCACTGACACTAACCCGAGATATAACAGTGTGTTGATGCCTGAGATGGAGAAGTGGCTTTCGCCTTTGGGTTGGACCTATAACCACACTCTCAGACAATGGACAGCGCCCAACGGCTCAACTGTATGGTGTCGCTCATATTATCGACCAGGGACGAGGGACGCGACACACAACCCACTAGAGGGTCTGAATGTGACCTCAGGAATCTGCTTGATTGATGAGTGCCAAACGTTGAGCGCTGAGGTGGCCCATAAAGCCATGGGTCGATTACGAGCAGGGCCAAGCCCTATCATGATCCTCGTTGGCCTGCCGGTGAGTGGCGCGTGGTGGTGCAACCTCGCAGAAGAGGCCAAGTGTGAGCCTCTCCTTTACACCTCATATGTTAACTCAGCCAACCTAAGTGAAGAGTGGTTTGAGGCGACTAAGCTATTACCACAAGCGGAGCGTGAGGCCATGGTGATGAACAAACCACGGCCACCATCAGGGCTTATCTACTCCGAGTTCGACGAGTCCAAGCATGTCATCGACGGGTGGAAGTATCGGCCTGAGATGTCGGGTCGCATCGCCATTGACTGGGGATTCAGAAAACCATCAGTGCTAATCATAGCTCATGATGACCAGCGCGGCGCTGA